TGACTGCACATCCTGTCACTGGTAAAGTATCTGTAAAAAAGAATGCTGATGCTGTTATTGGTGCGTTAAAAAATCTAATATTAACTAATAGATTTGAAAGACCATACGATCCTTTGTTTGGTGCTGATATTCGTAGCAGACTGTTTGAGAATTTTGATCCTATCGAACAAGTTAATATTGAAGAAGATATTAAAACTGCAATAAAAAACTACGAACCTAGAGTGAGAATAAACGATGTCAAAGTCGTTGCTTCTCCTAATTCAAACAGAGTTCAAGTTGGTATAAGTTTTTATGTAGTGAACGAAGCACAACCAATAACTGTTGGTCTAGAAATAGAGAGAACAAGGTAAAATGCCCGCAAATAACGCACTACAGCTCACTAGCATAGATTTTGACGGTATTAAAAACGACCTCAAAACGTTTCTATCTAATCAAAATGAGCTTGGAGATTATAACTACGAATCATCGACTATGCAGATTCTTTTGAATCTGTTAGCGTATAATACATACAAGAATTCATTCTATCTGAATATGGTCGGAAACGAAATGTTTCTTGATTCAGCTCAGATAAGAAATAATGTAGTCTCAAGAGCTAAAATGCTCAACTATGTTCCTCGATCAGCTCAAGGTGCAACAGCAACGGTACAGGTTACTGTTACCCCAGAAGATACTCCTGACACTATTACTATACCAGCAGACACGCAATTTACATCAACTATTGATGGTATTCAATATGTTTTTGTAAATCCAACTGCTGCAGTGGTAAACGCTAATCCTTCTGGTGTATATTCTACAAATCTTAGTATAACAGAAGGTAGACCGTTTGTCTACAGGTTTACAGTTAGCTCATCATCTCCAATAAAATATATTATACCTAATGAAAATGTTGATACAAGAAGTATTTCTGTTACTGTTCAAGAATCAGTTTCTAATACATCGACAACAACATGGAACAATGCAACCGATCTTACCACAGTAGCAGGCAATACGTATGCTTATTTTCTAGATGAAAATGAAGATGGAAAGTACGAGCTTAAGTTTGGTGACAATGTCCTTGGTAGAGGGTTGAATGATGGTAATATTGTCCTTGCAAGTTATAGAGTGTGCAACGGTACTGCTGCACAAAGTGCAAATACGTTTGTACAGCCTAGTTCAATAAGCGGTTATACAGATATTTCTGTTACTACCGTAGCTGCAGCAACAGGCAGTGCAGAGCAAGAAAGCATAGCGTCAATTAAATTTAATGCACCAAGAGATTATCAAGCTCAAAACAGAGCTGTAACAACAGGCGATTATGAAGCGCTAATAAGAAATAATTTTGGTGATATCGGTGCAGTATCAGTCTGGGGCGGACAGGATAACGATCCTCCTATCTACGGCAAGTCTTATATTTCTGTAAAACCTAAAACCGGCTTCTTCGTTTCTAGTACGAAAAAAGATGAGATTAGAACATTCTTGCAGGGTAAGAATGTTATGTCTATTGAGCCTGAAGTAGTAGATCCAACTTACAAGTTTGTAGTTCCAACAGTAGATGTTAAGTATAACTCAAATCTTACAACAGCTACTCCAGGTACTGTAGTAAATACTATAGCAAATAGAATTATTCAATATGAGTTGTCAGACTTAGTAGAGTTTGGTAAAGATTACGCGTCTTCTGAATTAATACGACAAATTTATACAGCAAGTGAATCAATTTCAAGTATGGAAATAAGCTTGAAGATGATGAAGAACTTTGTACCTATTACTACAACTGAAACAACTTATCGTATTCCGTTCAATGACCCGCTATTGAACATTACTGGTGGCGCAGTATTAACTGTTGTACCTCAGGCACATCCAGGTAGAGGTCTTACTGTATCATCAACAAAATTCACCTATCGAGGTAGAACAGATTCATATTTTGATGATGATGGTTTTGGTAATGTAAGGATTTATTATATCAATGAATCTAGCGCAAGAGTATATACGAATCGGTTAGCTGGTACCGTTGATTACAATACAGGTTTAATTGTGTTGAATAATATACTAATTTCTGCATACGATGGCGATTCATTGCAGATATATGTTGTACCGCGTAGTGACAGTATTATTAGTGTAAGAAACCAAATTCTTGCAATAACAGAAGCAAAAATTAATCTATACGATACAAAATTGAAACAAATAACCTCGTCGACGTCAAATGTAAGTACGCAAGGTAGCCAAGCTACAGTTGTAGGCTCTGGTGTTATCTCAACGGTATTTTAATGGCGACTGACAACAAAACTTCAATACTCGTAGATGAGTTAGTACCTGAGTTTTTAGATACTGAAGGTCCTAAATTCAAAGCGTTTATGCGCGCCTACTATGAATGGTTAGAAACAACAAACCAAATTACTGACCGTTCAAAAAATCTTCTTAAATATGGCGACATTGATACTACAGATGATGAATTTATAAAATACTTTCAACGTGAAGTATTGGCAGACTTCCCAGAAGAGGTTTTAGCTAATAAAGCTCTACTCATATCCAGAATAAAGGATATGTATCGTTCTAAAGGATCAGAACAAGCCTATCAAATGCTCTTTAGGATGCTTTATGATGATGAAGTAGATTTTTACTACCCTGGTCAAGATGTTCTACGTGTTTCAGATGGCCGATGGGTACAGGAAACATCAATAAGATTAGCTGCACCGTTGGTTGGTGATCTCTATCAGATTGGAGGTCGAAATGTTGTTGGTTTAACTTCAGGTGCTACAGCTAAAGTTGATAGAGTAGTGTCTACTACGGAATCAGGCATTCAAGTTTTTGAGTTGTTCTTGATTAATATAGTTGGAGTATTTAAAGACAGAGAAAAAGTACAAACAACTGAAGGGGATTTGTCTGGTTTTGTTCTTTCATCTATTGGACCATTACAGGCGGTAGAGGTTACATTTGGTGGATCAAATCACAGTGTTGGTGATTCTGTAAATTTTATAAGCACTTCAGGTTCTGGCGCTAACGGTACAATATTAACAGTTGGCGATACAAGTATAGAGCCTGTAGTGATAGATGGAGGTAGCGGTTATACAACTAGTGCTACTGTAATAATTAGTGGTGGGTCAGGTACCGGTGCAGTATTTAAAGTAGATAGTATAGCAAACACAGAAACAATAGTAACATATGTTGATACTTTATCTGATTTATACGATACTGCTATTAATGCTAATACTTACATAACATCTAATACTGGTTCAATCAGTGCTAACCTAGCTATAGCTAATTCTTCAACCGTATTAAGTGCTGCATTAGGAACTTCAAATACAACTGTTGGTACAATAGCCGCAATGTCGGCTGTAAGTCGGGGTTCTGACTACTCCATTCTACCTACTGTAACAGTAAGACAGGACAGTGTAGCAGATTTGCTTATATCAGATGGTGCTGGCGGTATTAAAGGGTTTAATGCAACAGTAGTTGCTAATAATGTTGGAGGATCTTTGTCGACAGTTTCTGTTGATAATAGTGGCTCACTGTATAACAGAACAGAAAATATAACTATTGTAAACACTACAAGAACAGCAACAAATGCTAGGGGTTCAGGATTAGTCAGTGGTACAATAAATTATAATGGTAAATATATTGACACCAGAGGGTTTATATCTTGGAATAATAGACTTCAAGATAATTATTATTATCAACAGTTTGCATATGTATTAAGATCAAAACAATCAGTTAATACATACCGTGCGATTGTTAAAAAGTTATTGCATCCTGCAGGTACCAATGTATTTGGCGATTTGTTAATTGAATCTAATGCTGCTATACAGTTTTCTGCAAATACATATATTTACTATTCAATTGAATTTGCCGTAGCTGATTCAATAACATCTACCGTAGATTTCGGTACAACTACACTTGTATTAAATGTAGATCCATCATCTATTGTATCTACTTCGAGTGTTGAATCTCCACAACTTAATATGACTGTAGATCCACAGTCTCTGGCTAGCACCCTGAGTATAGGAGTACATGCAACACTACATAATATCGATCCGATAACTATAACATCAACTGCTGTAGTTCCAAGCAATGCTGAAGTTTTACTGGTTGGTTCTGGAACGATAAGTAACTTTTTTGCTGACGATATTGATGATCTATCTGCAGATCAAATTGCAGAATACGATACATTGACAATCAATACTTTACCGGGTAATAGAATATTTGATGGTATAGGAACTGCATTTACTACTCAATTAGCGAACGGGTCTACGATTATCTTTAGTGATGCAGGAGAAGAGTTCAGCTTGACTGTATCTTCTATTGATGATGCAAATACACTAGCAGTATCCGCTAATGTTACGTATAGTAGTAATGGCAGCCTTGTTATTGTTAGCGGTAAGCCATATTTTTACGTTCTTTAAACATAAATAAATAGATAAAATTCTAGAGATTTACAATGCCATCCTTAGTTACAAGAAGATTTAAAATCTATAATGCTGAGCAGTTTAAAGAAGCTTTTACTGAGGCTTCTCCTGATCATCTATACCTTTTTATAGGTAGAGTACAAGAATGGCCGAACAGCGATACACCGCCGTCAATCACAGAATCAGTAACATATATTGATTATAGCCCCTGGCGAGACATGCTAGGCGTTAGAAAAATTACTGCTAATGATATGACTTTTTCAATTGAAAGAGTAAACTGGACGTCAGGTACTGTTTATGATGAATATAATAATTTCGAAAATTTAGATGTAGATGTAGGTAAAAAACCCTATGTATTAACATCAACCAACAACGTCTATAAATGCATATTCAATAATAGGGGCGCTACTTCAACAGTAGAGCCAACAGGTACAAGTACATCGATAATCGATACAGCAGATGGTTATCGGTGGAAGTTTATGTATACGATTTCAGGTGCTGAAGCTATAAAATTTTTGACACCGTACTATATGCCTATAAAGCGGTTAACCACTGATGACAGTAGTGCACAATGGGATGTACAGCAGGCAGCAGTAAATGGATCAATCGAAGTTATAGATGTAGTATCAAATGGATCGGGTTATATACAGGCTAGATCTAATACAATAGCAGGTATTACGAACTCATCAGTATTAGTGTTAGATAACGGTGCGAGCTCGGTTGATAATTACTACAGTGGTGATACTCTTTTTATAACCTCAGGTCTTGGTGTAGGTCAAATTAGAACAATATCTAGTTATGTTGGATCTACAAGAACACTTACACTTAGCAGCGGTTTTAATATCGCCCCTAACACAAGTAGTACATACACACTAGGTCCTTTAATAACTGTCAATGGCGATGGATCTGATGCATCAGCATATGCATCAATAGAATCAGGTCAAATAAAAAGTATAACTACAATTAATAGTGGTTCTAATTATTCTTATGCTAATGTTAGTATATCAGGTTCTAGAGGATCCGGTGCAACAGCCACACCGTATGTGTCACCTCCAGGAGGACATGGTTCAGATCCGGTTGATGAGCTATCTGCACACAATCTCACATTAAGTGTAAGACTTAGTGGAACGGAAGGTAATAATTTACCTTCCAATAACGATTTTAGAGTTATTGGACTTTTGAAAAATCCGATTCTCAATAGTAATTCAGCGTTAGCTGAAGATATTGCTTATGATCAGACAACAAGATTGTCCGTCATAAATATGACAGGCGTGCTTGAGCGAGATGAAATGATAACCGGTGAATTGTCTGGAGCAACCGCAAGAGTTGTATACTTTGCTAATAACACATCGCTTAATACTACAGGTGATGTTAAAGTAATAGCAGTTAATGGTACGTTCCAAAACGAAAGAATAACAGGTAACACATCGAGCTATTTTGGTAACGTAACGTCGATAACCTACGGTGAATTGAAGCCTTATGTTGGTGATGTTTTATACTTAGAAAATAGAGTAGTTTCAGTAAGGACATTTGACCAAATAGAAGATATTAAAATAACTTTGCAGTATTAACGAGATAAGAGATGGCTATAGCTAACACAGTTACATTAAACACAAATTTTAATGTTGACCCATATTACGACGATTTTGATGAAAGTAAAAACTATCATCGAATTCTATATCGTCCCGGTCTAGCAGTTCAGGGTCGTGAATTGACCCAGATGCAGACTATACTGCAAAATCAGATCGACCGGTTTGGTGAACATGTATTTAAAGAAGGTGCAATCTTAACCGGTGTTGAGCCGAGTATAGAAATTGTAAATTTTGTCAAACTGCGAGACAGTGATTCCTCGAATGTTTTAGTAACAGCAAATAATTTTGTTGGTACTCAAATTACAGGTGCAACATCTAACACTGTAGCTGTTGTTATAGATTCTGATACAGGTTCTGAAGCTGCAACACCAGATCTTAAAACATTATATGTAAACTATATCAATACAGGAGTAGCAAATTCTTCTGGTAATACTGTTTTTACTGCTAACGAAATAATTACAGCTAATACCGGTGGTTTTACTGCTAACGTGGCTACCGGGTCCTCTGCAACAGGTCTTACACATCGTGTATCAATTTCTGAAGGTGTTGTATTTGCCAAGGATCATTTTATTCGTGTACCAGCGCAGTCTATTATACTTGGTAAATATAATACATACAGCTCGTATAAGATAGGTTTGAATATTGAGGAAAGCATTATAACTAATAATGAAGACTCAACACTTCTAGACCCTGCTTCCGGTTCTTATAATTATGCTGCACCAGGAGCTGCTCGATTAAAACTTACTCCAACACTAGTTAAATATGCACCTACAGCAAATACAGGTACTAGTTTCGTTGAGCTTACTCGTGTTCAAAATGGTTTTCTTGTTAGTAACAGAATAAGAACTGAGTATTCTAAAGTCAACGAGCATCTAGCGCGTCGCTCTTATGATACGAGCGGTAATTTTGTCGTTGAAGGGTTAGATATAAGATTAAAAGAACATCTTGCTCAAGCAAATAATCAAGGCCGATATACAGCAGGCAATGGTGGTGTTGCTACCAAGCTTGTTGTAGAAGTTGAGCCAGGTAAAGCTTTTGTTAAGGGATATGATTACGAAATACTTCAAACAATACCTGTCAGTATTTCTAAAGCAACTACATTTGAATCTCTTGAAGATGTAGCGGTAACACCAAACTATGGCAACTATGTAGTTGTAAATCAAGCTGCAGGTGTTTGGGATGTTAATACGCATGATAAAGTATCATTAAGAAGTACTGCAGCACATGCTGTATCTAATAATATATTTTCTGGGTCAGCTGCTAGAACAGGTACTGAAATTGGTACAGCGCGCGTACGTGCTATTGACTATGTATCGGGTACTAAAGGTTCTGCTGATGCAAGATATAATCTTTACCTTTACGATGTACAAACTACTAGTAATACATTAGCGAATGTAAGATCAGTACACATTGACAATACAGGGGTATCTCAAGCTAACGCTGTTGCTGATATTGTTCTAACTAGCGGAAGCGCTCAGTTGTCTGAAGTTGATTTTAACAGAGCAGTATATCAGCTACCTGTATCTAGTATTAAAACAATTAGAGATACTACAGGTAATTTAGATACTAATTTTACATTCTTGAAAGAATTTGATGTTACCGTTGCGGTCGATGGTACGTTTAGTGTTGCAACCGGTTCACCAGACGACAGATTCCCATTTGGTACTGGTGTATTGTCTGATACTAATACGAGAACAAACTTCCATGTTGTATTGAATGACGAAGCGACAAGTTCTGCCACGCTAGACACTGGTTCAATGGTAGCAATGTCGAATACTGTAACAGGCTTGACAGGAGCAGATACTAAATTTAACGTTGGTGATCGTATTAAGTTTGCAAGTCATGCTAATACATTCCTTGTAACAGCAGTAACATCAACAACACTCTCTACGAGTCAAATTGCTTTTGGTACTATTTCAGGTGATAATATTACTAAAGCGTTCTTGCCAGGTCACGTTATTGATATGGCAGGTGTCGGTGGAGATGGCGCTGATAGAACAATTAACATTACATCCACCACAGGTGCAGACTTTGATATACAAGAAACATTAAGTGCTACAGTTTCTGCAACTGTTATAACAGAGTTGCAACGTGTTGATGGCCAAGAAATTGCTAAAGATTATAGATCAAACAGATATGTTGAGGTAACGGTAAATCAATCCGATGGATCGACAAATACCACGGGTCCATGGAATCTTGGTTTGTCTGATGGTCATAAGCTTATAGAAGTTAGAAAGAAAACCGGTAATACATTATTTACAACAACATCAGAAGGCGAGGATGTTACATCTAGTTTTATTCTTGATTCTGGTCAAACAGATAATTTATACAAGCATAGTAAATTAAAACTTGCTCCTGGTAGCACTGCTACAGCCGGTGACGTTTATCTAGTTAAGATGAACTTCTTTACACACGATACTTCACAAGGTTTAGGCTATTTTTCTGTTGATTCGTATCCTATTGATGATAATAACGTTGCTAACACATTAGCTATCACAACACAAGAAATACCTATTTACCGTTCTCCTGTAGACGGTAGATCGTATGATCTTAGAAATAGCATTGATATTAGACCAAGAATACAAGACACTGCTAATAATGTTACGTCGCTTACAAACATTAGTATAAATCCCGCTACAGGTTCTACAATAGTATCACCTGCAGGTGGTCTGAAATTTATGGCGCCAAATAGCACGGCGAACTTTGATCTTGATCATTATATTCCTCGTCGAGACATAGTTTCTATTGATTCAGAAGGCAATCTTAAAGTAACGTCTGGCGAGCCATCTATATTGCCAGCATATCCAGATGAACCTGATGGACATCTTCCGTTAGCTCAGCTAACTATTACACCTTATCCGTCTTTATCTTCCTTCGTAGGTCAGCAGTATAATCGTAGCGATCTTGCTTGTCAAGTAGTACCTACTAGAATCGAAAGATTTACTATGCGTGATATTGGTAGAATAAAGGATAGGTTGGATAGAGTTGAGTACTATACTAGACTATCAATGTTAGAAAATGAAGCAACTAACTTAAAATTTGCTACAAATGCAGGTGTTGATAGGTTTAAGAACGGTATAATGGTTGATAACTTTTCTGGACACAACATCGGAAACGTTATTGATCCTAATTATAAGATTTCTATAGATCGCGCAAATGGTGAGCTTCGACCGCCGTTTGCTCTAAACAATATCGATTTAAGTTACCAATCAAGTAACAGTACAAATATTATTATTGGACCTAATGACGCAAGAATTACAGTAGGAGGTAGTGATACATATACTGTTGGTGAAACTGTAACTGCAGGCGCAGCGTCAGGTAAATTAGTATACCAAGTTGGTAGAAGATTATATCTAGAAAATGTTTCAGGTACTTTTGTTGTAAGCGCTACTGCATCAGGCGGTACTAGTGGATCATCAGGTACAATAAGTGAAGTTTCTGTTCCTCCAGCTGGTAAATTAGTTTCAATTAACTATGCTCATAAAAAAGTTATAGAGCAACCATACGCTTCAACATCAAGAAACGCAGCGGGTCTATTTTGGAGTTTCTTAGGACAGATAACACTGTCTCCTGCTACAGACTTCTGGACTGA